TCTTAGGACACGGAAACAATACGGAATTGCTCCGGGTTGTCAATATCACGCGAGGTTTGTTACGTCTCGCGTGATAAAATCTTTTGATCAGTCCTCTACGGTCGCCGTCTCTAGTTCCTTAGCCTCGGCAATCTCAGCGGTAAAATCAAACGGTGGATTATCCTTGTCGAGATTCTCCATGTCGAACAGGTCTGGCACGCTCATTTCAGCTTCCATCGCTGCGCAATAGCTCGCGCCGTCCATAAAGTATGCTTTGTTCAGCTCAAACGCTAATCCTTTGCGCTTGAACTTCAAAGCACGATAAGGAACGGTCATGATGCCTCCGAACGGATCAAGAACAGTTTCGCCTTTGTTTGTGAATTGCAGAATGCAGCGGTCCACAATGTCGAATTGCAATGGGCAGAGGTGCATCTGTTGGCCTTTAGCATATTGCTGTGAATTCAGCGTCATCATGCGCGTAACGTCGGTCCACACTTCCTCACTCCATGATTGCGGATGTAGGAGCATGAATCCGGTGGGCAGCATCTGCATTTCATCACACCATTGCGCGCATTGAACGTGATTCTCTAAGCTGTAAATCTCGCGCTCTGAATGAGCCTTGAAAAGCTGGTAAATTTCAGCGTGTGACAGTCCTTCAAGGTCTGACTTTTTCAGCAATCGATTGCCGCTTGATCGTGTGTAACCCTGAGCGTCAGCTTGCCATCTCGACCGTGCATATTTCTGCTTTGATTTGATCACTGGCTCATCAGCATAGGCACGGCTTGAATCAGTCTGAGGCTTGCGGAAAATTAGCAGGTATTCAGGCATGCCGACGCCCATCTTTGTTCCATCCTTGCATTGCTCCGTCCACCCGAGGCGGTAGGTCTGCGCGTTCTCCCTGACTACATCAGTGACGATGGTTTTCATTCCCATGTATGCAAAGCCATGTTTCAGGAAATGCTGCATGGTGTGCATGTGGAACGGATAGACGGTCTGGAATCCTAGACCTGTCATGCCGCCGGGGATGATACGATCTTTGACATGGATGCATGCCAGTCTGCCCGGCTTCAATGCTTTTAACAATGACGGTGTGAGAAAGTCCATTTGTTGAAAGAATTCCTCGTTGCCTTCACTATGTCCAAAGTCTGAATAGTTCGGACTGTATTCGTATTGAGTCGAGAAAGGAATTGATGTGACGATCAAATCCACACTGTTTTCTGGCAGGTTAGCGCACTCAATCACCGTATCGTTGTTTGCGATTCGATAGTTCTCTCCTTGAATTTCGCAGCGATCGACTCCAAGTCCTCGCGCTAATTGTTGAGCCATTGCCTGTGCTGATAGTCCGTAGGTTTTGATGATGTTTTGCATTTTTTCTGTGAGGTTGTCGTGTTGTTTCCATTTTTTGAGGAGTATTTCGCGGACTCCTCTTTCCGCTTCAGTGTAAATAATATCAATGATCACTTTCTTTTTCTGGCCGTATCGTTTGATTCGATGACAGGCTTGGATGAAATCATTAAACTTAAAACCAATGCCGGTGAAGATTGCGCGATGGCAATACTTTTGAAAGTTGCATCCACTGCCTGCGATCGATGGCTTTGTTGAAAGCTCTGCGAATTCACCATTTGAGAATCCGATAATCAGCTTCTCACGAGCGTCTAGATCTTGACTGCCAAACACTGCTTTTGAGTCTGGCAGCACTCTCTGAATCTCTCGACGTTCATCCTCTAGGTCGTGCCAGATCAAGAAATGATCGTCGGGTGATTGATTGCGAATTTCAGCGGCCTTTGCCATTCTAGCTGAGAGTGATTCGCGCTTTTCACGGCTCGCATCCTGCAATCCAATCGCGCTATCTTTCAAGAGCTTACCTTGACCCATCTTGTCAAATCCTGCATGGCTATGATCGGTCGGGATCTCGTGCCAGCGAACTTCCATTTCTGGCATGTCATAGCCTGCATCTGAGAAGCCGAGGTCTGATGGCCGCTGTATGAACAAAGACCATGAAGATACCCATAACCAGAACTCTTGCTCTTTGTGAACATGCAACGTGAGCTTATCGGCTTTTGTCGAATCACGTTTGAAAAAGCGTGTTTTGGCCTGTGATACATCCATGATTCCGAGGAAGTCTGCGTAGGCCAGTAATTCGATATAGTCATTAGGTGAAGGCGTGGCAGTTGCAACGAATCGATATGCCACGGTCTTTCCATCGGTCCGATGATTTCGAGTCGGGCCGCCGTCACCGGTAAATAGTCTCATGAACTCCCGGAATGTTTTTGAGCCTCCGAAGCCGCGCAGAATCGATGCTTCATCCAAGCTGGCAACTGTGAACTCAGCAGGGTCCATCTTCCCATCTCGGATGGTTTCATAGTTCGTAAGATAGATTCCGTTCTCATCATCGGCATCCTCGATCCTGCGGATGATTTTAGGCGGTTTCTCCCATCCTAAGATTTCCACGGCATCACGCGCGAACTCCTGCTTTACGCCTAGCGGTATCACAATCAATCCTTTGCCGCCTGCGATCTCTCTTGTGCTGCGCACGGTTTCAAGTTGAATGATACTCTTGCCAAGTCCAAAACTGGCAAAGCATGCTCGCCTGCCACCATTGACCAGCCATTCAATAGCGGCCTTTTGATGCGGCAAACAAAGTGGATTGATTTTGTCAGCCGTGATTGTCTCTTGGTCCTGTGTCTCGATCTTGATTTTAGAGCGCAAGAACTCGCTGTATTGTTCCATGTTCATGTTGTTGATGTGTGTTGCAAAAATTACGCCATGGGGCGCGCCAAGGTCTTGCACGGGAAATAGTTCTCCCACCTTGGCACGCCGCATGGCGTTGTTTGTTTCTCGGTTGTTTTCATCGGTGCAAGACGATGTGTCGGGTTGTTTTTAGTCCGTAAATTGCATGTGTCAAATTTATTCTTCTCGCCTGCGCAGATACTCCGCAATCAGAGCAGCGTCAACGATGCCGTCATGCGGTGTCGTGCTGCGCTTAGTCGCGCGGAATGCCTCGTCAGGCCATAGTTCTCTAGCGACTGCCAGAGCATACTCTTTAGTCATGCCTGCTGGCACCCGGCCTAGCATCTCGCGTTGCCATGCCTGCGGTGTGACCCGGTGCCAGTTAAGCATCTTGGTTTCAAAGAATCCTCGCAGACTGTGAAACGATGCGGCCATGCTGTAAGCTGTCGATGCGTTCCGTGCATTGTTCGGCTCCTCGATAATGTAACTTGCGTTTGAGAGATTGCCACCGGTGACTCGACTAAGCCACCAGTGGACCTCGCGTATATCGACCTCGTTACGGCTCCGATGCCTCCGGGACGGCATGCGGATCGAGTCTATCCACGATCCGCATGCGCCTATTGCCACGATTGCACCACTGATGCCGTTGTCGATGCCGATATACATACCTCAGTTGTTTTTGTCGTATTCTCGCTCTGCGTGCTTGTATTCAACCCCAGCTGCAAATGCCGCGAAGACGCTGGCGCACCCAGTGATGATTGCCAGATCCCCGATCGCATGGCAAGCGAGGATGAGCGTTGCAATGGCGCACCACGTTGCCGTTAGGAACGCGCAGATCGATCTTATCATTATTGCTGTTGGTCTGTTCATACGTGTCCGTTTTCTTTGGCTAGTTTGAGGAATTCTTGGAGAACATCGCCTGCTGTTATCGTAAGCTGCATAGCTTTGTCCCAACACTGACTAAGCGTCAATGGCTTAGGCTTAATGCGATACTCAACATCTGAGAAATCAAAGTCTAATGATTTCAGATGCCGATCTCGCCATTCTGCTTTTGGTGATAAACGATACTGGATCGTCTTCCCGTCTCTGTGCGCCTCGATTAGCGCGATCATTTCGTCGTGTGTCATGGTGTGTATCCTTTCTTTTTTAGTAGGTGTAGTGTATGCAGTTCTGCGATCCTAGCGATCAAAGCACCGTCTAGGCACAAATCACGATGTGACTCTGCCACTGTCTTTGCCTCCGTGTCGGTCTTGATCAATACTCCGTCGTTATCATCGACGCTGAAAATTATTGTGTATTCGATGCCATCACCAACATTGACATGGCTTATCATCATATTCTCAGACTCCAATCCGCAGTTATATTCACGCAACCAATGCGTGATCTCGTCCCACTGCTTTTCGTAAATCCTATCAATCAGGTCTGCTTTTTGTTCCGGTGTCACTGCGCACCTCCTTCCAATCCAGTGAGCTTTTTTATAACTTCGTCATAGGTTTGCCCAGTTGCGTCAGCGATAGCGCGAGGTGCGATTTGATCAACACAAGTTTTCCATCCGTGTGCGCCGCCGCTGATTTCTTCCATTGCTGTCATTAGTATATCCCGCTGCTTAACTACTCTGACCAGCGCGCGTTGCAGTGTGTTTATCGCTGCCTGCGCTGCGTCGCGTTCGTAACGATCACTCACTGCGCACCTCCTTCCAGTTTTGCCATCTTCGCTCTAAGCTCCTGCACGCGCTCTGCGGCCATGGTCGTAAATTCGCGTAGTGATCGCTCGACCGTGTCCGTGAAGTCGTTACGATCCACTCTGACGTAAAACAGAGGCATGCCGTCAAAGTATGCGCCAAAGTGCCAAGTGTTTAGCCCGGTCACTGCCATGCTGCCGTGAACTTGCAGAGCGTATTCCTCTGGCAACTCTCCGGCGATGACGTAACGGTTGAACGTGGCGAGGCACGGTGACTTGACCTCTGCGCCTTCGATCGGCTCGCTCAGTCCGTAGATCAAACCGTCTGGAGAGGCACTGATCAGACCTGATGGATTGTCACCCATTACGCAGATACCACCCTCACGGATCTCCATGCCGATCTTGTCGGACAATGCCATGAGCGCAATCGGCTCAAAGTCATTGCCTCGCTGTGTGTGACTGTTACCGGCAAAAGTGTCGCCGGTATAGTCTGCCATGCGCTTTTGTAGTAGAAACTCGTCGAGTCCTTCCAGACTGATTCTGCCATCTGCTACTCGGTTGCGGAATTCGACCCCGGCAACGATCTTGTCAATGAACTCTAGGCATTTCTCAGACTTGGACAGTTTGCCGGTAGTCGTGATGACCTTTTTGAAGTTGCTCGCAGTGAGTCGACACACTCTTTCGAGGTGCCATTCTACGCGATCTTGTGGAGTTAGTTGGATCATACCAGTTCCTCCTGTATCTCTGCGGTTTGAGTTTCAATGACTGGCAATGCCGCTGCAAATGGATCGATAGCAGTCACCGGCGTAACGTTGCGGATCTCTGCCAGTTTGTCGTCATCTTTGTCCAATGCGTCTCTAACCTCGGCAGAGAGCGGTAGCCATTTCGAGCATCTGCGGAAAACGGTCTTTTTCGCCATCTCATCAAAGTCTGTCACCCATGGCCCAGAGTTGCCTGCGCGTGAGCGTTTGCGGATCGCATCGCACTCATGCTTAGTCATCACCTCAGCTTTTTCGCTGCCGTCCTTGAACTTGACCAGCACGTAATAGGCGTATGCGTCACCGCGCGGTTTGCGGTAGTCAATCGCGTGCTTTACGATCTCGCCACGGTCAACTTGGAAGTCGTCATTGTCGCAGACCTTATCGGCATGGATTGATGACACTAGCCCGGAGCGCATGACCAGTTCGCAGAGTCCCTTCCAGTCGATGATCAGTTGGCATTCTTTGCCGTAGGGAATCAAGTGTGCGCGTCTGCCGTCTGGCTCAATGCCTAAAGCTGACAGGTCGAGCAAACAGCGGAAAAAGCTCTCTGGAGTCGTATCTGCGAGCTTAGGCGTGCGAGTCAGGCATGTCAGAGCGACTCGGACGAAACGGTCCGGCGTTAGGTGTTTAGGCAGCGCAGCGGCGAATTGATTTTTCATTTGCTCGCCAAGAAGCATGCCTTTAATTGATCGGTCGGTTTTCTGTATTTCGTTACTCATATGTGTGTTTAGTTTGGTTTAGTTGGATCTCTCTCCGAATTGTCATGTTTTAAAACCACTAAGTGCAGGCATTGTTTTTACCTTGGTCGCCACCCAAGCAGACGGAGAGAGAAAATCTGTTCGTTAAAAAGGAATGTCTTCGCCGTCATCGTCAGCCGGTGCTGATTCAGATGCGGCCGGTGCCTGTGACGATGCGCCCTTGCCGTCATTAATAAACTGCATGGCTTCAGCGCCGACCTTTAGCTTCGTGCGCTTTGCCCCGGTCGTCTTGTCGTCCCATGTCTCAAGTTGCAA